CTTCTTTTTCTAGTTTAGCCATCTCCATTTGAGCTTTCATTTGCTCTTCCTGCGCTTTGTATTGTTGTAACATTTGTTGTTTTTGAGCTTCTAGTTGAGCGGCTTGAGCTTGACTTTCTCTTTGTTGTTCACCTTGAGCTTCTATTTGTTGTTGCTGTTGTTGCTGCTCCTCTTCTTCCTTTTTCTTACGTCTAAACTTTAAAACTCTATTCGCTAACTTTATATTCTTTATCTCTCTTATGTCTATAGCGTCCTCTATATTAATAGCCTGCTGTGATAATGACTGCTGGATATTGTTTTCTAACATTTGTTTTTCCTCCTCATCTGGTTGTAGTTCTATGAATATACCAAAATCATATAAATGTAAATTACTTAACTCATGTAAAACACCAGTGTTGTGAGCTCCTATTTGCTGTATAAAAGCATCTCTTGTTGGTGAGTACTCTAGTATGTGTCTTGTTGCTGTATTAGAATTTGCTGCTGCTAGTTTCTGAACACCAACTAGAGCTTTAGCGTCTGGCGTAGAACCATCTCTAGACTCGTTAAGACCGGTCACGTCCCTAATCATCTGCAGATAATAATTATAATTACCTATAAGGGCCTGCATTTTACCCCCTCCTGCTCCAGAGCTTATTTCTTGTATTGGTATTTTACCAGAGTTCATTCCACCATCTGAAGTCATAGATCTACCAATTATACTACCTGTTTGGAAGAACATGTTTAAAGCTTCTTGAGGATTATAATTAGTACCGTTACCTAGGTCAACCTCAGCAATACCATCAGCGTCTAGATAAACGCCATCTGGAACCATTTTAGCTAAAACTTGTTGTATCTTTAAATGTGTTAACTGTATCATATCGGCAAAACCAGTTATTCTACCAACCAAAGATTCGATTCTATTTTCATACATTTTAGGCGCAACCATACAGTAGTTCATTTTAACTTTTGTAAAGTCACTTTTAGGCCTTAACATATTTTTAGCTTTCTCCCACTTTAACAATTTATTAGAACCAAGTATCATAGCTCCCTCATACAGAACCTCTATAGCTCTACTTATTTTTTTGTAATCGCCTTCTTTTTCTTTTGGAGGATTAAAAGCATCTGTCTTTTTTATAGGTCTCTCCCCACCACTAGGCATTTGTTTTACTTTATAAACCTCATTGTTGTAGGTTTTGTAGTTAAAGTATAACACTTGGAAAAAGTTATCATCTAAACTTGTTGATTCAGAAGCTCCATATCCGTCTCTAACATCTTTTTTACTTTGATACTCTTCTAAGTCTTCTTGTTCTAAGAAAGGAAATTCTTTAACAAGCTCGTTAACAGGTATCTTTTTTACCTCACCAATATAATATAAATCTTCAAAGTAAGGTGAGTCTGATCTTGAGTAAACCAAGTTAGCTGGATCTACGTACTCTACTTTAGCTCCCTCTGATGAATTGAAAACAGTTTTATTAGCGCCTATACCAAGTACAACTAAATCTTCTAAAGTTCTTTTTCTTATTAAGTTATATCTACTTCCGTCTAATAAAGTATTTATAGCCTCCTCTTCAGCTATCTCAACATTCTGCTTGTAGGTAAGTTGCATGTGGATTTCCAACTCTT